AGGGCCTGGGCCAGGCCGATGGCGTTCTGGAACAGCTTGTAGGTCGGCACCGGCGTGATGCCGTCGCTCGTGGTGAACCGCAGGCAGAAGATTTGGTCCTGCGAGTAGATGGTGTAGCGGTTGGAATCCGGTTCCCTGTACTTGTACCGCACCTCGCCGTTCTCCAGCCGCTCGACCTCCATGCGGGACGAGTGCAGCGGCCACAGCTCAGAGACGGCCCCGCGGGCTCCCGGCCGGATCTCGGCGTAGCTGGCCCCGTAGTGCAGGTACAGGCCCGTCATCCAATCGCGGAACTCCTGCGCCGTTTGCCACGGGTTGGGCTGCTGGTGAATCAGCCGGTACAGCGGGTTCTCGGTGACCTTGCGTTTGCCGCCGTTGGGCTCCCGCTCGTAGAGGTGCAGCGGCAGCGAGCTCACTGCGTCGCTGATGACTCGGATGCACGCCGTGTAGGCCGAGCAGGCCATCGAGTTGTCGGCGTTGACGCGGATGCCGGAAGGCGTGCGGCCGTGCGAGAAACCGTCGTAGTCCCAGCTGCGGACGTCGTGCATGCGGTAGTCGGTCAGGCTGCTCATATGATCGTGATGTCCCAGGACTGCTCAGGCTCAGGTGCCGTGGCTTTTTGCCAAAGGCCAATAGCCATGACGAGCGAGACTATGCCGTCGATGCGTTCTGTGCTCCGTGCCTTGCTCGGCTTGATGTTTCCCGCTGCTGAGTCGCTCTGTATCGCCACGTTGCCGGCCTGCCACGTCAGCACCGGGTGGCCGCCGTGCAGCACCTTGCCGCTCACGACCCAGTTCTCCAGCTGCTTGCTCGGTGCTGAGAGCGAGGCGTAGCCTTGCCGGTATTGTTCCATTGGCAGGCCATCCCCTTGCAGTTGCAGGCCCAGCTGCGCTGAGTTCCACGGGTCGAGTCCGACTCCGCGGATCTGGTACTTGCTCGCCAGGGCGTTGATGTCGGCTCGCACCTTGTCAAAGTCGGTGACGTCGCCCTCGGTCATGTGCAGGTGGCCCTGACGCTGCCACGTCAGGTACGGCACCTTGTCACGCCGCTCGCGCTGGTGGGCGTTGGCCTCGGGAATCCAGAAATGGGGCTCGACCCAGAACGTGCCGTCATCGAGCGGAAACAGCAGCACGAAGGCCGTCGTGTCGAACGTCGTCGCCAAGTCGAGACCAGCCCAGCACTCGCGGCCCTCGAGCGGCACCGGGCATTCTTTGTTGCCCTGAGCCCAGTGATCCATCCGCAGCCAGCGAGTTTCCACCTCCACCCACTGATTCAAATAGAGGGTGCGAAACGTCGACTCGTACGCCGGCATCTCGACGGCACGGGCACACTCGCTGCGCAGGAAGTCGAGCCGCACGCTGACGCCGAGGTTGGGATTGGCGTTGGCCCAGGTCTTCTCGTCCTGCCAATCGGCCTTGGGGTCCGCAGCGTAGATCGCCGGCAGGAATCGCTCGTCCTTCACGGCCCCGGCCGCCACGCTCTCGGCGTACTTCCATATCTCCCAGCAGATGCTCTTCCGGTCGTAGCCGGCGGTTGTGATGTAGACCATGAGCGGCTGAGCCCTGGCACCCATCGAGGTGGCCATGACGTCGACGAGCTCGCGGTTGGGCTGAGCGTGCAGCTCGTCGAAGATGACGCCCGACGGGTTGAGTCCGTGCTGGATCCCGGCCTCGGCTGAGAGTGCCTTGTAGGTGGCGTGCGTCTTCTCACAGACGATGGCCGAGCGGTAGGCCTTCAGGTGCTGCGACAACACCGGCGACTGCTCGACGGCGATGCGGGCCGTGTCGAAGACGAGCCGGGCCTGGTCCCGCGACGCCGCGCAGGAATAGACCTCGCCGCCGGGCTCGGGCTCCATCAAGAGCTTGAGGGCCAGGCCGGCGCAGAGCGTCGATTTGCCGTTCTTGCGAGGCACCGCCAAGAGCGAAGTGCGGATCTTGCGGCGGCCGTCTTCCTCAGCGAAGAGAGCCCGGACGTAGTCACGCTGCCACGGCTCAAGCAGGAACGGCTTGCCGCCGAGCTCGCCCTTGGCGTGCGTGAAGAACCGCTCGAAGAACTTCACCGCCCGGCAGCTGGCACATGTGCAGTCATCCGAACAGGATGGCGGCGTCGTCGTCGGTCGCCGGCTTTTCCGGCGCGACTGAGAGCGACGACCTGGCCGACGGGTTGAGGCCGAAGTCTTGCTCGAGCTGCCGGAGTTGCGTCGCGAGTTTGTGGGCAATGCTCACCTCGGGCCGCTGGGCGATGTACTTGACCTCGCCGCCGTCGTTGAGAATGGGATACGTGCAGCCGTCCTTCTTCAGAATCGCACGGGTGGCAAGCCACCACTCGTACGTGTCGCAGTAGCGGCCAAGAGCCTCGACGTCGGCGTCGGTCATCACGCGGACGGCCTGCAGCAACGGCAGCAGTTCTTTCCACTTGGCTTTGGCGACCTTGCCGAGATGCTTCGGCATGACGATCCCGTCGGCCGGCGGCTGCGGCTCGTCCTTACGCCGTTCTCTAAGCGTGCCTCGGGCGAGCTTGATCGCGGTTGGTTGTGGCTTTGGGCCTCGCTTTCCCATACCTACCCCCCAACCATTTTTTGTCAGTTTTTGCAGAGAGGGACGACCGGGGTCTTTCTGCGACGCATCCGCCGATGATTTTTGGCACCCCGTTTTTGGCCGCCGAAAATCGGCCAAAGATTTTTTAGGTTTTTTCGGCCGCCGAAAACCGATTTTTGGCCGCGGAAAAATGATTTTTCGATGCCAAAAACAGATTTTTTTGCTCGGCGCGAGTTTTTTTGCCGTGGCACGACGAGCACAACGTCTGACCGTTTGCCACGTCGTATCGCTCGCCACCAAGAGCGATTGGCGTGATGTGGTCAGCATGCGCCTCGAGCCGGTCGCCGCAGACTCGGCCGCAGGCCCGACAGGTCCAGGCGTCCCTCGTCAGGACGGCCTGCCGCCATTGCTTGTGGGCCTTGCTGCAGTATCCCCGCTCAGCTGCTGATGGCCGGTCACGTCGAGGCGTGCGTTGTCGCAGCGGGATATGGGGGGGGAGTCTCTGCGGCATACCAGGGGAGGGCTATGACTTCAAAGCCACCACTGCACTGACGCCCGTGCTGTTTGTGTCACCGCTCACGATCTTGGCGAGCGGCAACGCAAACGCTGCATCAGGCAAAGCATAGATGGTGCCAACAGAAGTAGAGGGGGCCAGTGTGATGTCAGCAGCTGAGCCGTCCGCGCCGTACACGCGACGGAACGTGGCCGAGGCATCGTCGCTGCCGTACACCTGCAGGGTGCTGGCGTTGGTGCTCATGGTGCCAATCGAGATGACACCACCCGCCATGTCATCCATACGGATGGTCTCGCAGGACGAGAGGGCTGTAGCCAGCGTGACGTTCACGCTGCGAAGGCGACGCCTGATCTTGATCTCGCTCATGTCTGCTCCTTGTGGCGCGGGTCTGGCCCGTCTCGTGGCCTGCTCTCAGGCTACTCCTGCGGCGGCTCATCCTTGCAGTACAACGGCACAACCTCGCCCTCGTGTGCCGTCTTCCATAACGCTACCCGCTCGGGATCGTCGAGTATCCACCGCGTCGTGCCGTCGGGCCACCTGAACAGCCACGCCACAGGTTCGTCGCTCACCACACCGCCTCCAGCATCGCCGCCGGGTGCTCGTCCAGCACCGTGCACCGCCGGATCGCCTCTTGGTGGTAGGCCACCGACGGCCCCTTGCCAGCCAGCAACCAGCAACCAATCAGCACTGGCTGGGGCAACGGCAACCACACGGGCTGCCCAGAGTCGCCGCCGACAACGTACCGGGCCTCGGCGGAAAAGTCGGCTCCCAACTGGTAGACCGCCGACTCATGCACGCTCCCGCCCGCCTTGGTGCCAAGAGCCCTGAGCCGTCGCCGCAGCCGCTCGCCACGGGCGTCGGTCGGCAGGTGCCGGCTCCAGTCCCAGGGCAGGTAGCGGGCCGGCTCCACAAAGTCTGGAACCGCCTGGTCGAACGTGTACACCGCGATGTCGCAGTTCTTGTCGCCGGCTTTCTGGAGCCTCGCCACGCGCCGCTCGCCCCAGCGGTAACGGATCGTCGCCCCGACCTGATGCTTGTGGTGCCACGCGCCCAGAGCATGCCAGGGAGTAATGACACACCCGCCGTACTCGCCCAGGGCAACGCAGTCAGGGATCGTCGCTGCCGCTGACTCGCAGCGGTCGTACACGGTACGCATCCGCTCCTCCAGGGCGGTAGTCCTGGCCTGGAGGCTGCGGATCTCGCCGATGATGGTTTGCAGGAGGGACATCGGTCATGTACTAAGAACGACTATTTTGACACATGTCTCGGAAATGTGTCGCCACTGCACACATAATGTCACGTTCCGCCATCTTTTGTGCGGTCCAGCAGCCCCCGCAGCGTGGCGGCG